TCACCGCAAAACATACCCCGTGACTGCTCTCCCACTCAGCACCTCGACCTTACCACCACAATCCAAGAGCGCACGCCGATCCCGCGCCCAGAGCAGCTCGACCTCCTGATCTGACAACCACCGCTCCGGCAGCAACACCGGCTCTGCGCAAGGGTCGGTGCTTTTAACGGAGGTGGTTGAGGCGGCGCAGGCGTTGAGGGCCAAGGCAGCGAGGCACGGCAACAGGATCCGCATGGGCTTTCTCCTCGAGGGTTCTGGCAAGGGTGGCGCGGGCGCGTTCGCTGGCAATGCGGGCGCGATCCAGTTGATTGGCCCGCTCGATCTGCGCGAGCGCGCGGGCTTGATAGCGGGCGCGACAGTCGGAGGCCCCGCGCTGATAGGCAAGGCCCGCGACCACTGCGATCAACGCCAGGGCGGTGACTACGGTGATCGCCTTCACGCCTCCAGCGCCTTCAAGCACATGGCGCGTTCAGACATGCGCCGGTTGGCGAGCCCCCGGATCACCCGGCCACCTGCGCGGTTCCAACGCGGCAGCTCATTGCAGGCCCCGGTGAGATCGCCCGCATTGGCTTTGCGCAGCAATGTGGAGCGGCAGGCGGCAGCGGGGCCGACATTGTAGGTCCAGGAGACCAGAGCCACCTTCATGCCGATGGGCACATCAGCGGTGAGGCATCGATCCAGCGCTGCCTCATAGACGATGATCTCGCGGGCCAGCATCGCGTCACATTCAGCTTTGCTGTAACTGTCACCGGGGCGCACGCCCTTGGTCTCGCCATAGCAGACGGTCCAGACGCCGACGATATCGCGATAGGCTTCCGTCCTGAGGCCCTCCCACTGGCCGATAAAGCTGATCGCAGAGGCAAGGGCCACGCTGCCACCGGCAAGCACGCCAATGGTGCGTTTGCGCACGGCCCCGCTTTCATCGCGCCGGAACGCAGACCAGAGGCCGGAGGTCGGCTGCACTAGGATCCGCGCCGGGATGGCGATGAGATTCACCAGGGCGGCGATGCCGGCAAAGACCAGGGGATCGAGGCCCAGAAGATCCGGGCTGACCAGCGAGACAAAGACCGGCAGCACCGAGATCACGGCGGCAATAATCAACAGCCGCACCGACCAGGCGCTGGTGAGGGTGGTTTTCCAATTGGAGGTGAGTTTCATGGGGATCTCCATGGCAAAAGAGCCCGCAGGCGGGCGTTAGGTGTCGCTCAATTTTCGAGGGGATCAGCGGATCGGCAGGCGCTCCATGCGCTCAAGCCGGTTGTCGATTTTGTTCAGGGTGGAGAGGATCAGCGACAGGCGCTCATCCTGACGGGCAAGTGCGGTCTCATTGGCCCGCACCCGCGAGGTCAGCGCTGCTTGGCGCGCCTCAGAGGCGGTGAGGTCCACCCGCAGCCCGTTGATGGTTTGGGATAGACCAGCGGTTTCCCCGCGCAGGGTGGCCACCTGTAGGCCCACCCACAGCCCGGCGCCCACAAGGCCGCAGGCCACGGTCCAGGCGAAGGATTTGTTTAAGGTGATCCCACGTTCACTGTGTTCAATCATTGCCATGTGCTGCTCTCAAATTGGCGTTGAAGGGAAAAGGTGCGGCGGTGAGCACAGAGCGATCATGCGGGCCAATAGCTATCCTCCGCAAAGTCTGCAGGTATCCCGTTGGGATCATCCTTCAGCAGCCAGGACGCGCGCGAGACAGCCGAGATCAACGCGGCCCCCTTCATCCAAAGCTCATGCATCTGGGCGGGTGTGAGTGCGTGAACCACATTTGCGCCATCGCGGTATTGCATCAGGTCGGTGTTGCCAGCCTCAATCATTCCTTGAGCGATTGTGCCGAGCGCCAGGAGGTTTTGCCGGTCTGCTGCGTCCCCTTCGACCACAATGGTTGCACTGTACCCCGTCACGGTGAAGGGCTGCATATGCAGACGCCGGTCGCGCTCTGCATTCACATCTGCCCCTGTCGGGGTTTTCGGCCTGATTGAGATAATGCTCATGTGACGAGCTCCTGTTCTGGGGTGGCGGGCTCTTCCTCAACCGCTTCGTCTTCAGGCGGCTCGGGCATGACAAAAGGGTTCTCAGAGCCGACGCCATAATCCGCGCCCACGCCATCGGTCAGATCCGCCTCGTCGACGGCCCAGAGATCACGACCAGAGCGATCGGTCGGCACATCAGCAGCATCCAGGATCTTGAAGGGCCTGCCGTGCGGGACATCCTTGGCCGCGATCTCCTCAACCGTGAGACCACACCCCAGCCACGGGATGAGAATGCAAATCCCGCCCTCATCATTTTGGTAGACGATACGTTTTTCAGTCATGGTTTGGTCCTTACGCAAGAAAGGCGACAGAGATGTTGGGCACATCAATTGGGTTGCCATCACCCGCCGTGGTGACGAACCGGTATGCTGACGCCGTTCTGGAAACGAGCCGCGTAAAGCCCCGCCCACTGATGGTCTCTTGATGGGTGATCAGTGGCGCATAGTTGGAATGCGGCATGTTGGTCGCAAAGTTCACGGTGTAGTCACCCGCGCCGTTGTCGGTGATCGACGTGACATTATGGGACGCACGTATTGTCGGGGTGCCGGTGCCGTTGAAGTTGACCCAAGCTCTCACCGCCTGATTTGCAGCAATGCATTCAGCGGTGCGCAGCGGCGTCATGATCTTGTCGTTATTGGTTCCGGCTCTGGCTTCGGAATTGGTAGCAATCCAATATCCAGCGGCACGGTCAGCAGATAAAGAGCCTTCGACGACTGTATCGCAAAAGAGCCGAATGCTTGAGAGGGTTAGGTTCAAGACATTCGTGGGGCCGACATTTTGCCCCTTCGTCGTGGCATCCGCCAACATAAACTTCAGATTGGCGGTATCACTGTCAGTATCTGCAGAGATACGCGCAGCAGACTGGGTTGGTGAATCGTTGTCCGGTACTCCGCCCTGATGGTTGAAGGTCAGATTGCTGTTCCCATGACCATCGTTGATTGTGAGGCCAACCGAGCCGGAACCAGCTCCCGCAAGAATTTTATTCGCCGACGCCATTCCGCCGACACTAAGATTGCCGGTCAGGGTTCCACCTGTTTTGAGCAGGTAAAGGGTTGGATCAAACCCCACGATCTCGGCCGCCTCTTGTCGGCTGGCATTGGCGGCAGCGGCATAGGCTTGCGCCAAATCCCTAGCGGCCTCCGCACGCACGGCAGCGAGGCTTTCGGTAAAGATCGCAGGAAGCCCCGCGACCTTCTGCCAATCGCCTGCAATCCGCTCGTAAACCCCAGCCTCATCGGCATCGCTGATGACCAGGGCAAACTTGCCCTCCGCCACCGCCGGTCTCGCCTGCAGCACCGCAAGGGTCTCATTGAACGATGTGAGGCTGCCGCTTCCCGCGAGGCTTTCCGTTGCCCGCATCCAGGCCAGGAAGTCATCCCGTTCCGGAGCGTGCGCTGATCGAGGAGGGTTCCCGTAGAGAACCCCCTCAGGTGTAAGTGCCACCATGATTGTCACCTATGCTGTAAATGTTTCCGAGGTCGACCAATCAGAGACACCAAGCCCGTTGGACCGGTTTCTGATTTGCACCTCATAGTCTTCGCCAGACGCCAGATCTGACACATTGAGCGTTGTTTGCTCATTCCCCACTGCGGCCTCCGTCCAGAGGGGCAGGAAGGAGAGCCGCCGATAACGGATATCCTGAAGGTAAGCCGGGCTTTGCGCGTCCCACTCAAACGTGGCCGCGCCATTGCCTGCGGTCGCGACGTGGAAGCCTGACGGGACCGGCACGCCCGTTTGCCCTTCAACCGCCTCATATGTCGGGCGCGCAGGCTCCTCTGCCGCCGTAAATGTAAAGTCATCCGGCTGCACTGTATTGGCAGAGAGCGAGAACAGCCCGAGGCTTTCGCGCGCCATCTCCCCAACCTCAAGATAAAGATCCAGACCCAGTTCAGGATGCACAAAGCGCACAAACCGATGTGCACGCCCCCCAGATCGGCCCCCGAGGATCTCATACCCCTTCATGCCGATGGTGCCACGCAATTGGTACTGGGCGTGTTTTGAGCGGGCCAAGCGCTTGTTGAGCCGGGCGGCCTGGAAGTGATTGGTGACCATGAAGATCTGCGGCTGATCCGTGACAGGCTTGGCCGCAACGCGTGCCACCCAGGCCCCGCTGGGAGTTTCCCGCCACCCATTGTCCGGCTCTGTATAAAGCGCTGCGACCTCATCAGGCGCATCGGCCCCATATTGACCCTCGGTGATCTCAAACGACAGAAAGTCGTCAGGCCCCAAAGTCAGCTCAGGCTCCAGCCAGCGCCCGACAGTGAAGCCAACTTTGCCATCCGTGCGATCATAGACAAAAGCATCACAGGCCGTGGCCAGTTGTGCGCGATGGGTCTCATAATCCTGCTCATCAGACAGCGTGCCATTCAGCTCCCATCTTTTGCGGGGAATGCCAGCCGCATCCGGCTCAACGAGATCACAGGCGTCTGCCTCATCCGCGATCTCATCCCAATCGACCTCCCGCCCCATGACATTGACGCACCAATCCGCAAACACCAGGGCCGCATTGGCTGAGAACTTGTACTGACCGTCACGCGGATCATAGAGATCCTTCTTCCCATCCAGCACCGGCGAGTACTGCCACTGACGCCCCCCAGGAAACACCTGCGTGTAAGACTCGTTTGGCGGTCGCGCCGCCCAGATCACAGCCCCGGCCAGCCCCTCGAAGTCAAACTCTGAGGTGATCTCTGCAAAGGCGGCATCAAGACCGGCATGCACCTCTTGCCCGGGATCTCCGGTAAAGACATCGACGCGCCCATAGCCTGCAATTGGGCTTTCCGAGACATTGCTGGCGTTGGTGTCCGCCGCACCGGTAAGGCTGACAATCCTCTCATCCAAACGATGCTGAACCACGCCTTTGATCGGATGCGCGGCGAGAATGGGAACATACCAGCGTTTGTCATTTGCAAACCCGGTAAATCCAATAGGGCCGCCCTTTCGCGTGCGCCCATAGACCCATTCCGCATAAGACACCGGCTGCGCAAAGTTCACCATGCGCTCAATCGGGGAGGCATTCGCCGCTGCAGGCGATGGAGCCAGTTTGGCGGCCAGGGCCGAAAGACCAATAGCGACCACAGTGCGCACCACAAACCCACCAACCAAAGTGCCCACAAATGCAGCCCCTGAGGCATAGGCCGCCGTGGCTGCCAGCGCCGTGCTGGCCCCAACCCCAAGTGCGCCGCCCACAAAGGCCACAACAGGGGCCGCCTCCGCCGGTCGCGGCGAGAGCATGGTGGATCCCAGCAACGCGGCGAACAAAACACTACGCGTCATAGCCAACACCCCAGATGGCCAGCACCTCAAGAACACCCGCAGGCTTAATGGTGGTCGTGCCGCTGGGCCCCTTGCAGCCCCACGCTGTGCCCAACCAGATGCCGCCGCAGGGCGCATGCCGCCCCTCACCATCGCGCAACATCAGCACAGCGACATCCCCCGGTGAAGGCAGGCTCACGCGCGGCAGACCTCCAATGGTGTTCAGGCAGGCTTCTACTGCGTCCACAGGATGGCGCAGGAATCCAGTCTCGCGCTGACAAGATCCGCGGCTGTCATAAACACCACGAATAGAGGCCGCGGGATCTTTCCCTGTGACCCGCAGCACCCAATCCGCCAGGCAGATCATGCAATCCGTCTCGCCCCAAATGAATGGCTTGGCCATCCAGGCATGCAGCTCTTGATACAGTGGCGTCATCCGAACAGTTTTTCCTCTTCAAAATCCGTGGTGGGCATATGTTTGAGCGAGGGGTTGTCATGCCCGATCAGCTTGGCGTGCCCTTCGGTGTTGAGAACGATGCGCCGGGCGGCGCGCCGGTTTTCCGTCCAGGCCTCAAACCCCAGCGTGATGGATCGATCCTGCGCGCCGCTCACCCCAAAAGTCAGCGAGCGCATGGTGCGCTGCATCCACTGAACCGGGGCGACCCTGGGCGCATAGAACTCCTCAATCGAGGCGCAGGGCTGCACATAAAAAGTGATCTTGCGGCCCGCGATATAGGCAAAACCCAGTGCTTTGACCTGCGCGATCAGATCGTCCGCATCGGGATCCTGGAAGAACGACAGGGTGACAGAGCCTTCCGGCGCTTGTCCGTCCAGCGCGCTCCCCAGGCTCGAGACCGAGGCGAGCTGCGTGCCGAACCACTGATCCCCGTTGACATCAACAAAGACCCCATCCGTGCCAATGATAAAGCGAGCGGGCCCGTCTGGCGTCTCAATGGCGCAGAGATCCAAGCCACCTTTGAGCGTACCACCGGGATCAAAGCCCTCGGGAAAGAAGCTCATCGGTTCAATACCTCTCGAAAGCTCAACCTGGGGCGGGACACCATCGCCAAACCATAGCTGCTGCGCCCCATTCCCTCCTCGACGGCCTCAAAAAGCCCCTGTCCCTGCAGGCGGATCGGATCTCCCCTGGCAATCGCGACCCGCAGCGGCATCTGGATCTCCAGAGCAAATACACCACCGGCCCGCTCTTCAACGGATGTCACCACAAAGGGCCACATCTGGTGGCTCATGATTTGCCCCGGCCTGGGACTGTGTTCGGCACCAGAGATCACGATGCGCGTTGCCCCAGCCGGGGCATCGCTGTCGGCAAAGCACAGCGGGTCATGTGCAAAGCCAGTCCCGCTTGCGAACAGGCCGCCATCTGCAAAGCCGAGCGGTTGTTGAGAGCGATCTCCGTCAAACCCCACCGGGTCGATCATGGTGAGCTTGTAGATCCCAAGTCGTCCCTGGGCTTGCGCGCGCACCGTGCGCCACATGGCCATCGCAGCCGCATCCAAAAACAGGCTGGGGGATCCGATCCAGCGCGGGAATTTGTTGAAGACAACGGCGGAGTTGCCGCCGGTGGTGTCACCATTGGATTGGCCGCGCCAATCAATATCCCAATCCACCTCCACGAACCGCAACAGCTCGTGAGGCACCGTCACAATGGGGCGTTTCATCAACCCTTCCTATTCAAGTGATTTTGCAAGTTTCCGGAGGTCTTGCGATCTTGTACTTGCATCGCCGCAGAGGAGGTCTGCACGGCAATGGCCCCGGCGATCTGCTCAACGGCAGCGCGCCAGTTTCCATCCTGATCGACAAAGACACGAATATCCGCAACGCCACCGCCAGAAAGCGCGCCTCTTGTGGCTTGTGCGGTTGAGACCCGCGCGCCGCGTGGCAAGTTGACCAGCTCCGGACCCCGCTCGCCCACAAGCGCAATCCCACCTGGTGCCGACAGCGTGCCATTGGCAAAGCCGGGAATATTCTCAAAGACATTGCCAAACAGAGAACTGAACGCCTTGTTGGCAAAAGCCGTCGCCAGACTGGAGGCCACCTCGCTCAGCGCCTCTTTGAAGCTCTTGGCCCCCGTCACCAAACCTGCAAACGCCGACTGACCGGCGGATTTGACCGACTGCAACTCTTGCGCCAGCCCCTCCACCGCTTCAGAGGCACGTCCCGCACCTTTGCTGCCCTCGTTGCCAAGTGTCGCCAAAGACTCTGTCACCCGATCTGTCGCAATCGCGCCACTCTCGGATTCCTCGCGCGATTTGCGCATGGCCTCGCGCAGTGCTTCCATACTCGACAGCGGGCGTTGCGCGGCTTGCGCCAAGACATCCGCCCGCGCCCGGGCGGCATCCGCAGAGGCCAAATAGCCATCTGCCGCCGAGGTGGTCTCATAAGAGGCCGCGCGGGCTTTCACCGACGCCCCGTGCAAATCCTCCACAACCCATTTGAAGCCGGGAATCCCATTCATCGCACCCGCAAGATTGCGCAGGAAGATCGACCAGCGGGTCTGCAAGGTCGCAATCATCTCGTAAAAACCACTGCTGACATGATCCCAGGTGGCACTCAGCGAGGCCCCCATCGAGGAGGCTCCAAGACCCATGCGCTCCCAGACCTCGCCTGCAACGGCTTTCATCAGCCGAAGCGCTTCACCAAACCCGCCCAAACGGCTGATCAGACGCGACAGCTGATAGACCAGCTCGCCCGCGCCAACGATCAAGGCACCGATCCCGGTGCGGATGAGCGCGCCCCGTAAAAACACCAGCGCCCCCGATAGGGTCGCCGTGGCCAGTTTCGCCGCCACCAGGGCCGCCACATAGCGCGTGCCAAACCCAGCCACCGCCACGGCGAGATAGCTGCCCATCCGCTGCAAATTACCTGTGAGCCCATCGATCACGGCCCGCAGCGTGCCCCCCTCGCGCAGGCTGTCCGTCATGGCCTTTGCCAGGCGACCAAGGGCGGGCACCAAGGCTTGCGCCAACCGCTGGCTGGCATATTGGCTGACCAGCGCAAGGCGGGCGATGCGATCATTGGCCAACTCAATCTCAGCCGCATCAACACCACGCACTGCCAGGCCGTAGTCTTCAATATCGGAGCGCGCTTGCCGGATAGCGTCACCGCCGCTCAGCATCAAAAGCACCATTTCCCGATTGCGCACACCGAGATCGCGCAGCACCGCAGAGGCCTCACCCGTGCTCAGCCCCAATGCCTTTATCCGATCCGCAATGCGCGCCAGCTTTTGATCCGCATCCGTATCCGCAAGATCCTGCACAGTGAGACCCAAAGCATCCAGCGCCCGCTGGGCATTGCCGGACGTGCCGATTGCGGCAATCTCCCGATCGATGGTCTGAATGTCATTTGTCAGGCTCGACAGGCTGACACCCGCTTCCCCCGCCGCTAGCTCCAGCGCCCGAAACGCCCCAATGGACGCGCCCAGACGTCGCGCCGATTTGGCGGCCTTGTCGAGATCCCGCGCCCCCGCAAGGGCTGCTGCGGTGATCGCGCCCCCCGCCGCCGAGGCCGCAGCCGCGACAGCGAGGAACTGTTTCTTCATGCCCGCGAGAGGCGATTGAACCCGTTTGCTGCCGCGCTCGAATTTGGCGCTATCAAGCCCCAGGTTCACCCGCAGGGCGCCAATCACTGATTTTGTCATGTCACCTCATCAGCGCCCCAGGCGCGCGCAAGCGCCAGGACCATTGCCTTTTGCACCTCAGGCGTCTGCGGTTTGGTCGCAGCACCTTCCACGAATTGCGTAAAATCGGGGATCTGATCCGCTCGCATCAGGGCCGCGACATGCCACGCCAACCAGGATCGATCCCGCTGCTCACGCTGCAGCCGGTCTCGCGCCCCTTGCATCTGCGCGAAGTACAGGCGAGGCGTCAGAGACCAAAAAGCCGCCGGATCAAACCCAGCGGCAACATAAGCCCGCAACAAAGCGAGATAATCTAGGCCGCGCTTCCCGCGACCGCCGGGCCGTTTCCCGCTGTATCGCCCTCATCCAGTTCCGGCGCGGCAGAGGCGATCACCCGCGAGACAGCATCAAGATCGGCACTCAAGACACTGCCCGCATCCTTCAAGCTGGCATCCTCATGGTGATGCTGCAGGAAGGCATGCATGATGTGGCGCAGGATGACAAAATCCACATTGTCCTCTTCCACCCCCTCAAAGGCATCAAGCGCATCCATGCCCGTCGCCTCTTGGAACGCGATCATCGCATTGAAGTCACAGCGCAGTTTCCAGATCTTGCCATCGGCAGAGACCTCGGTTTCTCCCAGGAATGAGTTCGCCATCACGCCACCGCCAATAGAGGCTTGCCGGAGGGTTTTACCGTCAGCGTTGCCGTCATCTTGTCATTGTTCAGCTCACCTGCCTCGAGGCCAGTGATCACCGCGAGGAACGTCAATGTGGTCGAGCCATCCGGCCAGCCGATCTGGCACCATTGCTTGCCCGCATCAAAAGCCGCCACCAGCGTCTGATACACCGCTGGCGTAAAGTTCAGCACCATCTTGGCCTCGCCGGCCTTTTTGATGCCGGCAATGAACTCCTCAAACTGTTCGGGGCTCTTCAGATGCGTGGCATCGATGGCGTCGCGCGACAGCCCCGGTGGCGTGATGCTGGTCACTTCCGCAAGCGCCGGAAAGGGCCCGGCTTTTGCTTCGGCCATTCCAAAAGTTGAATTGTAGCCGATATCGGCTTGGGTCTCAGACATGAGCTGTCCTCCAGTTTACAAAGAAATCCAAGGAGACGCGGCAGGGCCGGTCTGCCTCATTTGATCCGCGTTCCGATGTGTCGCGATCCTCCATGAGAAACACGCCTCGAAAGCCGTCTTGCCGGTAGCCATCCAGCGTCAGCTTCACGGCTTGCGCCAGGGCTCTGGCCTCGCTGTAATGAAGGGCGTAGCAATCGACCTGCACCCGCCCTTGAAACAGACCGTCAGTGCCTTGCAGCGTATGCCCCTGGGTGCCGCCTACCCGGTGCAAGGCAATGGCCGGGTAGTCATCGCCTTGCGGGCGCACACCCCAATCGACGCGGTTGGCGCAGAGTGCGGCCACCGGGGCTGAGGCGCGCAAGATGGCGCGCAGTTCAATATGCATTGCTACATCCTTTTGGCCGCACGACGCTCAGCGCAGGCGATGGCTTTGGACAGCTCCGCCCAGAGATCCTCGCCCAAGCGCTTCAGCATGGCCTGGTGGTCGCGGTCCCAGGCCGGACGTGCCCAGGGCTGCGGGGCTTGGTGGATGTTGCCGAACTCCGTGTTATGCGCCTGTGGCAGCGGACCAGCCCCCACAAACATCTCAACAGCCGCCCGGTCATCACGGAACATCCTGCGATGCTGGGCACGCTGGTGCGGGGAGAGCTTGTCACTCACCGCGATACTTTCCACCAGATCACCATCTCCTCGAGGAGCCGCCAGCCGCATCAGCTCGGCCATTGGCTCTGCCGAGGTCTTCAGCGCCCGGCGCAAGACACCTTTACCTGCCGCCTTGCTCAAAGCGTCCAGCTCCTCTTCCAGCGCGCTGAAGCCCTCAACTTGCATCTCAAAAACCATCGCTAAACCTTCGCAACAGCCGTGATCTCGAGATATCTGCGCCCGTCACCGATGTCCTTCACGCCCAGGATCTCGTAGTCTTTCCCCCGGAACCTCAGCCGGTGTTGCGGCGTGACCTTTGATGCAATCCCCCAAGCCAGACATTGGAACCGCGACATCTGGGAAGCCGTCACCTGACCGTTGCGCCACTTCTCGCCATCGCTCACGGGGATATGTTTGCACCATATCACCGGACCGACGGGCTCAAAGGTTGTCGCGCGCCGATACCCATCATCCTCTTTATGTGGCGCAAGAAACTGAACCTTTGCGCTTCGCTCAGCAATACGCATGGTCATCGCCACCAGCGTTTGTAAGAGGACACCAAGCGGCTGATTGAGGCCGGAACCTCCACCGGGGTCTCACCAAACACAACAACCTCCCGTGCTTCATAGAGATGCGCGGCAAAAAGCAGGATGGCATGGCAGATGGGCTTGGGCACATCGGCAGCCGTGCCAAAGCCTGCAGTAAAGCGGATCTTGAGGGGCAGCGGGCAGCGCCCCGGGCGGGGCCAGTTGCGCGCCTGAACATAGAAGCGCCCACCAAGCTCAAAGAGCTCCGGCGATGTGACAACTTCCCAAGTTCCCGCAGGCGTATAGACCTCGATCTGATCCACCGAGGCCACCGGGCCCAGCATCAGCTCCACCGATCCACCAGCTCCGGGCACATGGGGAAAGCTCTGCTGCCAGACCTGATGTACCAGGGCGAGGCCCAGCTCGCCATCGTCGCCGTCAAACTGCGCCACCGCCACATCCAGACAATGCTGCAACTGGCCATCCTCTTCGCCCTCTTCCAGCCGCAGATGCGCGCGCAGTTGGGCGAGATCCACCGGCACCTCTGCCGGTGGGGTAAGACGCTCCATCGCCATGGCTCAGGCCGCTTTCATCTGCAGGACCTTGATGGCCTTGGTCTGCGCCGGGGCCCCATCGATGCGATGCACGCCCATGATGGCGAGATTGGGGAAGAACTTCTCGCGCGCCACACCCAGAAGCGGATTGCCCACTTTGCGCACGTAATATTCCGAGAAGTCACCGTAAGCGATGGGCTTGGTGCCCGCGCCGATCTGCGCCATCGCCTGGTTAAACGACACAGGCCGCCCATTGAGCGTGGCAGGCACACCCTTGGTGACATCGCCATCGGACCACAGATAGCGGCCATTGCCATCCTTGAGCTTGCGCAGCGCCTTCACCGACTGGTCATGCATTTGGTAACGCACCTTGGGCCCACCGCGATAGGCCGGGTCCACCGAGTGCTCGAGATCCAGAATCTCATCAAAGGTGAGCGCATCTGTAGCAGCCGCCAGATGGCCCACCGGCGCGCCAGTCACAAAGCCCAGAGGCTCATTGTTGCCGCTGCCGGTGGTGAGCCAGGCATTGCCCTTGCGCCCGATCCGCTCGCCAATCAGCTTGCCCAGAAGTGGCTCAAAGCCAAAGGCGGAGTCCTGCGCCAGCTCAAAGGACCATTTGATCCAGGGCGTCGCCAGCGCATAGGCCAGCAATGTGGTCTTGCCGAGTGCAATGTCGCCGCTGTCGTCGTCCTTGCCCTCATCGCCCTCCGTGTGGGGTGTGGCCTCCTGGGTGGTGTCATCCACCGTGGGCAGATCAAATGGCGCGCCATTGGCGAGGTTGATCTCCGTGGCGATCTGCCCATCCATCATCGGGCCATGGGCGGCAGCGGCCACATTGATAAAGCCCGCCAATGTGGTGGGCACCAAAAAGCCACCCTGCGCACCGGTGCCTGCGTTTTGCGCCCGGTCTTCGCGATAGCCCCGGCGCAGGGCCTCGCGTGCTTCACGGTCCAGCTCCGACAGATCGGCCCCGGTGGCCAGGTAAAGCCGGAAGGCCTCGCGGTATTCTTCGCTCACATCCGCGTCGGGCTGATGGCGGGTCTCCTCCTGACCCGGACGGCGGCTTTCGCGCTCTGCACGTTCTTCCTGCTCGCGGCGTTCCTCGGCCTCGCGCTGTGCTTTGGCCGCCCGCTCTTCGCGCTCGGCCTCTTTGATGAGACCGTCATATTGATCCATCATCGCGTCGAACTTGTCATTGGCGGCGCGCGCCTCTTCCAGCGGTGTTTTGTCGGTGATCCCATCGCGCAGGCTGGTGGCCTCGGTGAGAAGTTTCTGTGCGTTCTCGCGCAGCTCTTTGATCTTGCTCATGATATCCTCATTGGATGTGGTGATGAATGTGGTGGTCTGCGCTTGCCCAAGGCGCGGCATGGAAAAGGGCAGGACAAAGCGCTGATCAGCGCAGCCCCGACAGACGCCCGCGCATCTGCATCCGGCGGCGCACGCAGAGCGCGCTGCCGCCAAGAGCCGCCGCTTTGGAGCGAAGGCCAATCTCTGTGCCCTGATAGGCAGGGTCGGTGACAATCGAGACATCGAAGAGCCGCACCGAGCCGATGCTGCGCAGCGGATGCGCGCCGCTCTCATCCCAGGTCTCTTTCTCGGCAATAAAGGCAAAGCTCATCTTGGAGAGGTCGCCGCGCCGCATCTTCGGCAGGATCCGCTGCACATCCGGATCCTGCCGGTCCAGCTCCGTCTCCACCCGCAAGCCACGCTGATCCTGCGACAGCATCAGCGTGCCGGAGCTGGTGCGCGCCAGTGGCAGGCCCTCATGATCAATCAGGAAGGTCACATCATCGCGCCGGTCTAGCGCGGCGCTGAAGGCCCCGGCCTCCACCACCTCTTCCCAGCCCCATTTATCCAGCGGGCCGATGGCGGTGCGCTCGCCAAACACCGCCGCATAGCCCGTGACCGCCAGCGGTTTGTCTGTGTCTTCGCGCAGCTCAATGGGCGCGACGGCGCAATAGCGCACCTCGCGTGTTGGATCGCTCATCCAAGCCTCCGTTAGTTTGTGTTGGGTTCCGCGTTGCCGTCCTGATCGTCAGGATCGGCGGGGGTGGTGTCGTCTGTTGGGGCGGGGGGCGGCGCGGCCTCCACCGCCGCACCCTTGGCGAAGGCCTTGCCCGCCAGCTCAATCGGCACGGTTGCGCCCTGTACCAAAAGCACATCGCCCCCGGGCAGCGGTGCGCGGTTTTCCAGTGCGCGCCCCTCATTGGGGGTCATCAGGCCGTTCTGGATCGCTTTGACAATCGCCTCGATGCGGGTCTTGAAGTCGCCCCGCATCATGCCGTCGAGGTTCAGTTTGACATAGCGCTTGGAGCCGCGCCCGAAGATCTTCAGCGTCAGCTCCTGTTCGAACTTCTTCACCCAGCGCCGCAGCGTGTGTTTGACCAGGTGAAGATCCTGATGCTCGATATTGTTGTAATTGCCCTTGCTGAGTTCCTGCAGGAACACCGGTGGCAGCTGATAGATCCGCGCCACTTGGCCTACCGCAAAGACCTGCACCGGGGTGAGCTGCATCTTTTCCGGATCATCGCCGAGCCGCTTCAGCTCATGGCCCGCTGGCAGCGGCAACACCGGCTTGCCCTCATCCGCCGCCCGCCGCGTCACCCGCATCAGATCTGCCGCTGAGCGCATCATTTCCTTTGCGGCCTGGAAAGGTCCTGTCAGCACATAGGGCGGCACGCCGTTTTTGCCAAAGACCGTCAGCGCATAGCGATTGGCATTGAGCCCCTGGCGGATGGCGCTGGCGCAGGTCATCACCGGATTATGGCTGCTCACATGATCCGGTTTAAGCAAAAAGGCGATGTCGATCACATCGTGCCCCGGGTAGGTCCTCACCCGCCCGGAAGGCTCGCGGTAGTCATAAAACAGCCGCCCCTGATCCTTGCGCACCGTGGTGCGGTGATACTCCATCGGAAACAGGTTGATCACACGCCCCTGCGCGTTGCGCTCAATGTAGGTATAGGCGCGCCCGGGGCCAAAGACCTCGGCAAAGAAGGTCTCGCGCCAGCTAAACGACGTGGTGCTGTCATTCACCGCCGCGCCCAGCACATCCACCACGCCGCCTTTGAGCTTCTTGTCACCGCCCTCATCATTGGTGGTCTCAAAGACCTCGATAGGCAGGCCGGCCATGGCCGCCGACAGGAAGTTGATCGCCGCCCAGACCCCGGGCAGCGACAACGCCTCGCGCATGCTCACCCCTTCGCCGACCTCGCCGGAGAGCACCTGCGCAATCGCCGCCTCGCCACTGTCCACCACCTCGGCGCGCTGTTCCGGCGGGCCTGCGCCCTCGGCCGCCGCGCGCCTGCGCCACCCCATCAATCCCACAGCATATCCTCCAGAGAGTATTCCTCATCGCCCCAGGGCGAGTGTTCCTTGCCCGCCCGCTCGCGGCACAGCGCAATCCCCGCCGACATCGCCAGCGAGACCATACCGTCGATGCGACCATGGGCCTTTTCCTTGTCAAACATCCGGTGCCCGGTGCGGTTCTCCGCGTAAGTCACCGAGGCCGCCATACTGTCCAAGAGCGGGTTCTGCGCCACGGTCTGGCGGCCGTCATAGATGGCGTTTTCCAGCTTGTTGATGGAATCCGGCATCCACAGATAGATCTCCACCTCTTGCCCCGGATTGGTCGGATCCGGCACCTTCTCCAGCACCCGCTTCTGGAAACCCTGCGGATGCACCTCGGTGGGCAGCACCAGGCCTTTTTCCGTCAGACTGTCTTTGAGCCGCTCCAGCCCATACTGATCGCAGGCGATCACCTCCGGCTGATAGCGGGAGGTGAGATCCGCCAGCGCGTCGGCAAGCCACGGGTATTTAAGCCGATCCCCCGGCACCGCCTCGATAAACCCCTGCCGCACCCAGAGATCATAGGGGGCCTGATCGCGCGCCGCCCGCTCCATCAGCGTGCCCTCCGGTGTCCAGAACCAGGTCTTGGAGACCAGGCGCTCGGCATCCTTGGTGGCATCCAGCACCCATGTCAGCGTCAGCGCCGAGAAGTCGCGCACCTGGCTCAGATCCAGCCCGCCAAAACAGGGATAGCCCTGCGCGGTCAGCTCTTCGGGATCCACCTCGCCATGGCAGGCCACCCAGGCCTCGCGCCGGATCGCTGCCGTCACCGATTGCGTCCACTGGCAAAAATGCAGCCGCGCAATGCCGTTGCGCTTGCCCGGCATCATCTTCGCCTGGTTCACCACCTTGGTGAGATATTCCTCATCGATGGTGACCCCCAGAAGCGGGTTCACCTTCACCCAGCAGCTGGGGTCATTCTCCCAATCGTCGCCCTCATCCAAAGAGCAGATAAAGGCGAAGGTGCTGTCATCCTCGACCGCGCCGGTGACCACATTGACGCCATGCTGGTGCTCTTCCCAGCAGATCGATTTTTTATCGGTGCCGGAGTTGGTCGCCATGCACAGGAGCGGCTGCTTGCGGAACTTGAAGCCCCGCTCCAGCATATCGATCACATCCCGGTTTGGATGCTCATGCACCTCATCGGTGAGCGCACAATGCGGGCGCGGGCCCGATTGCGCCTTTTCAGCCGAGAGCGGCTTGAACTTGCGCTTGTCGCCGCTGCGCCCCCGGTAGGTCATCTGCCAGACGGGGTTTTCCCCTTGCTGCTGCACCGTCCGCTTCAGCACCGGTGATTGATCCACCATCGCCACCGCATCCTGGAACAGGATCCCCGCCTGGTCTTTCTTGGCCGCCGCAGCATAGATCTCGGCCCGTGGCTCGCCATCGGCCACCATCATGTAAAGCCCAATGCCGCCCAACATTGGCGATTTGCCGTTGCCCTTGCCTTCCTCATCGTAAAACCGCGTGAACCGCCGGAGCCACGCGCCGTGCTGGGCGCTGTATTTTTGCCAGCCAAAGAGCGAGCCGATCCGGAACGCCTGGCTTGGGTGCAGCTCAAAAGGTCGCCCCTCAAACTGTCCACCATTGAGCCGCAGCACCTGCGGAAAGAAGCGGATCGCCCGCAGCGCCGCCGCCAGATCCCATTTGAGCCCGCGTTTGGGCCCCTCAACGAGATCGCGCAAATGCCGATCTGCTGCCGCCCGCACGTAAGGCCCGGCCACAACCTCACCGGCCACAACCGCTTGCGCCCAGGCTGTCACTGGATCCTCGCTGGCCGAGACCCGCACATGCTCTGCGCTCACGTCAGATAGCTCTCGGGCCCATTGGGATCGGCAAAGCTAAACCCCATCTGCCCCGCGCCCGATAGACCCCGCTCCGCCGCTGGCGTCATGCCAAAGTCATTGGCCAGCCCGCGGATCTGGCGGAAGGTCTCATTGAGCTGTGCCACCTCGGGCCGCGCCTTGATCTGCACCCCGTTGCGCGTCTCGCTCTCATAGGTCTCGCCGGTCTCCTCGAGCTCCAGCTCCAGACGTTCAAACCGCAGCACCGCTTTGCAGAGCTGTTTGAACATCATCACATTGCTGGGCTTCAGCCGATCCACCGTCGGGTGGCACAGCGGCAGCGCCAGCCGGTCAAAGGTCCAGCGCAGCTCGCCGGTCAGCCCCTCGGGCCGGATCTCCTCCAGGCGCATCCGCGCCCGCTCTTCCAGATTGTGAAGCGGCGCACCCTCTTCCGCGAGGGCCACCACTTTTTCCTCTGCCGGTCTGCGCCCTCGCATATCCCGATCAACTCCTTGTTAATGTGGCTTTTTCTATTCAATTTCCACTTTGCACAGACAAAGGCTCCCCCTCCGGTTGCCAGTGCTTCCGGAATTCCTTCGGACCCTCCCCCGGGGCATTTGCCCCGCTGCGTCAGCGGTTCGCCGGATGCTGTGGATCTACCGGCCAGCCATCCGCGCCGCGCTCTTCCGAGAACCCGCGCGCCTCCAGCCGTTGCTTGTTCTGATCATGATCATCCGGGCACAGCGTCTGCAGATTGCCCGGATCCAGAAACAGCGCCGGATCACCTCGGTGCGGGATCACATGATCCACCACCAGGCGGCAGCGCTTTGGGTTACCCTGTCGAGATCCGGACGCCGTCAGTGAGCCGTCATTGACGATGCCCCGACGCAGACACGCCCGGCACAGCGGTTCCCGCGCCAGATGCTCAGGCCGCAGCCGACGCCGCCACGCCGACAGGTTGTACAAATGGTGATAATCGCTCCGTGCCGTCATACCATACTCCCGGAACGCAAAAGCGCCCGCCGGTTTCCCGTGGGCGCAATCAGTGATGATGCATATTCACTGGCACGCCGGTGAGGTTAGCGTCAAGGGGGCATGTGGGGGAGAGTACGCAGATAGCGCCCTTTGCAACGTATAGCAGTCAAACCGGCAGGGAATGGCGTGAAAAGCCCAAAGCGGCCCTTAGAACTTGATGCTGAGGTTGCCCAGATAGGCCGCAGCTCCTGTTCTCATTTGCACACTTGGCAATAATGTTTAGTGCAGAGCTAAGAGCCCGAGCCTCAGAAACGCCCACTGTGGCGAGCCACCGGTTGTCCACTAGTGTCGAAACAGCCCGAATCCGTACTAGGAAAAGCATCAATAAAACGATTTAGCATATCTGGATAATTGGCAAAAACTGTCATCCAAATAGAGAAAAACCCCCTAGCCGGGGCGATTTCTTCGGCGATCAGATCAGCGACGTCCGGATTCTTTTGATAGCGGTCCAACATCAATTCCGCTAAATTCCAAACGTCCTTCCTAAATTCGACTCGTTTGTCGCGCGGCGTAGGGCGGTCCTTCTTGAGTGCAGCACTTGGGTGGCGGTGCAGTTTGACTAGTTTTATCGTCTCCTGCATCAACGCACTTGAAGCTGAGTCTAAGCCCGGCGCGACCGTTATGCGGCCGTCCGGATGAAACTCCAAAGCGCGAAAAGTATTATCTATATCTGGGAAGGCTACCTTTGCCGGATCGACCGGCGTTGCGCTCTTCACACCATTGCAACTCTTGCAGCTAAGTAAGAAGTTATCCCAGCTGTATTCAAGTCCAGGCTCGAGGGATTTTGGCTGTACATGCTCGATTTCTGGAGCGTGAGTTATCGTTTGCTCGCAGTAGCTACAATAGTAGCCTAAGCACCTCGTCAGATCTTCCAGTGCTGAGCCGTAGGGATTGTATTCGGGTTTGGGGGCAGGCCCCTTGACCACAGGTCTCATTGATCAGCCTGCCTCAGCCGTGTCTTGCGTTCAATCTTCATCAGCGCTTCCAACGCAGGATCTTGGAAGTGGCGCTCCATCTCGTTCAACTCGTTGTTTATTTCCTCCCGTTCATCTGGTTTTGATGTTGAGGCCAAGCGGTCTACAAGCGTCAAGTAAAGTTCAGTTTCCCTCACTTTCCTAGTGTAGGTTAATGATCGATCCTTTTCTTCGACCTTCTGGACATCTTCAATAATGTCGCCAATAGGAAGGTTGTGGACCCGGTCATCCAGTTCCATTTCGTCCAAGTCTAACAAGACGCCTTCGTTGAGCGACTGGATCACAAACGGTGAGTGAGTGGTTGCCACGAATTGCAAGCTAGGAAAAGCACCTAGAAGCGCAGGAATGATCAGTTTCTGCCAAGTCGGGTGGAGGTGCAGATCGATTTCATCGATCAGTATTATTCCCCGCGCTGATTTGGCAGCGTCAGCTCCTAAATGCGGGTTCAGGATGATCGCTTTATAGGCAATATCGCCGACCATCGAGAGGATGTTTCTTTGCCCATGACTCAGATTATCAAAAGCTACGGTCTGATTTCGGTCAATAAAGGTGACTTCAAGACGTTCGCGTGAAGGTGAGTAGTTCACACGAACATGTTCATCGAAACAGTTCTGCACCGCCATGCGCCAAGCCGCTAAAACAGGCGAAGGTCGCTCTGTTTCAAGTTCGTTCAGCCGCATACGCTTGAGCCAGTCCAGAAGATCACTCGAAGAAACCCTTGGCTCATGACTATTTCGATAGGCATCGAAACGTGAAGGTCGATCTTCTCGCGTCATTCGCTTGGGCTCCCCCCAGAGGCGCCCAGTGCCATAATATGACAGCAGGGGCAAAGTTGGGTTGTCCCCTGCAATTACTGCGGAATAAGCGCCATTCGCCAAATCGCGGATGGCGCGCGCATCCTTAATTGTTGTCCGTCCGCGGGGATTGGTCAGCTCCCGTTTCCATTCGAGGCGATGAGACTGACCGGTAATCGGATCAGGAATGGCCCCTTCTGCTTCGACCACGGCGGGATAAGCCTGAATGAAGTCCAGCTGGCTGTCAAACTCTCGCGAAGTCTCACGTACCTCTCCCTTCTGAATGTGGCGTGAAGAGGCCTCGGGGATGCCTAGCAGGAAAGCACCGAAAGCAACCGAAAGAGCGTCTAGTATGCTGGATTTTCCCACGCCATTTTTGCCGACGATCAGCGTGAACCGGCAGTTCAAACGCTGATCGAAGTTCTCGAACCCTTTGAAATTCTGGACGATAAGGCGGTCGATATGCATCGCGGAGGTTTCTCTACAGTGAGTTGTGCCAATAGCAAATAGAGCTAGGCGAGCGTATTTTCCGAAGTATCATCGGTACGGCATCATAGCAATGATTTCGCACAGCACTCTCGCTGCATGCAGCGCACTGCTTTGGCGTAACATAAGACGCCTCAGCTTCTGTAAAGTTCCGCTCTCGGGCTCCGAGCCGAACTATCGGCTTGGAGCAGCGGTAGCTACCGCGTCTGCTAGGGTCTGATTTCGGTCATATCACCCTCCATCCGCCCCAGCGCCTCCGCCAAAGCCTGCCGCAACGCTCCAGAAGTTTGCCCCTGCACACTCCACCCATGCGCCCGCAGCACCGCACTGATCGGCTTGTCCTCCAGACACACCATATCTATCAGCCGCCGATCCGTGATGTTTACGCGTGAACCGCGTTTGGACGGGCGGATCTTGCGCACGGCGATTGCAGTGCCAGTGCCGATGCGCCTTTGGATCCGCTCGATCTCTTCGCGATCCCGCAACACTGCATCGATGAAGCTGCCACTGCCACCACCACCGCCGCTGCGGAGTGCTTCAACAGACGAACACCGGACACCGGCGCAGGCGTGACGCTCCACCAGATCCCGGTAGTAGCGCCCAGCCGCCACCTGCGCGCGGGTGAAGGGGGCGGGCTTGCCGTTGCTGGCCGCCTTGGCCGTCATGACGTCAAACACATCTGCTCTCTGCATTGCCAAGCGGCCACGATAGCCCGAAGGGCGGGCGACCCAATCATCTTTACCGTTAGGAAACAGGCTCATCGGTTGGAAGACACGAATGGCACCCCGGGCAGGGGCCTCAGGGATGGCATCACCGCAGGCCTCGGGCACATAACCCTGTGCTTTCACCGCCTCGATGCGATCTGCCTCCGCCCTCAGGCGCAGCTGACGCGCTGCCATGAACTTTGCCACCGGGGTCAGATCTGCCACGCCATCAGAGGCGACAATCACAACATGCTCGCTCATGCTGCTGCACCCCGCTGCGCTTGATCTGCAATCTCCCGGCATTTCTGCAGCGCTTCAGACCGGCGGGCGCGAAAGCTCTCATCCTCGATCGACAACCGATCCCCACGGCCAACGCGCATCTCGATATCCGCCATCCGGCGCACCGCGCCATCCGCCTCATTGCGGATCTGTGTAACGGTGTAGCGCCCCGGCCATTCCCGCGCGCCACGCAGATAGCGCAGCAGCTCCGGAGCCCAGCCTCCGGCCAGCGCCTCCTGCCCCAGCGCATGCCCGAAGACTTTGAGCATCAGCGGCGATGGCCCGCTTTCTGGTGGCTGAATCTCCCGCGCCTTATTCAGGATCTTGAGCCCAATCGGAAACCGATCCTTGTCCTTGCCACCGGGGTGTGCCTCGACCCAATCCCGCAGCACCGCGAGACTCGCCCGCGACATATACGCCAGCTTCTGGCGCAACTCGCCCAGCATCACCGCAAACTGCGCCTTGGTCAGCGTCGAGGGCCGCGCCAGCCCCAATGCCTCCAGCGGCGTGATCAACAAATCCTGCACCCGCGCCTCACCGGCGGCCTGTTCTTTCGCATCCATTCCTGCACCTCTTTTTCTCAGCGTTCCAACATATCCACAGGCTGCTCGGCCCGAGTGGGAGCGGAACGAAATCTCATTTCATATTCTCTCATTTCATTTCCTCTCTTATGTCTGGAACTGTTCCATTCTGTTCGGAACTGTTCTGGTATGTTCCATTCTGTTCCGCCCACAGGTGGCCGGATTTCTTCAATGATTTCAGGGGGCGCGGCGTGGGCGACCTACAATGCCCTCAGAGACGGCCTCTTTGAGGGCACGTCCGATGGAGGCTTGGAATTGCGGCATGCGCCGCTGACCGGGGTGGTGTTTGAGTAGCCAGTCATCCACCCACGCCACAGCCAGCTCATCGGAACACAGATCCTCGCTGCAGCCGATGTCGCGCAGCACCTCGATCAGCCGTTTGCGCCGCGCATAGACCGCCTTGTCTTCATTGCTGGCCTTGTGCTCCAGATGACCGCGCAGCGCGGCCTCCATCACCTCTTGCACCACCGGATGCGCTAGCCGGATTGCGCCATTGTCACAGCGCACCGGGTGCCAGTTATAAAGCGGGTTAAACGCCCGCTCTTTGAGCGAGATCCACCGCTCCAACGGCAACCCCAGCAGAAACGCCAGACTGTCATCGTCGCTGGGCAAGGTCCCCAAGGGGGCCTCGCCGTGCGATTTGAAGAACAGCTCCATACCAAAGAAGCCGACTTCCGGATCACGGTAGGCCTTGCGCCGGAAGTCGCTGCGGTCATAGCGATCATGGTTGAACGGCATGAAGTAATGCGAGTCCAACCGGCTTTCAGCCGAGATCGGGTATTCTGGCAGATCCGAGGCCTCCACCAGCTTGACCTGCGCAACCTGTGTCATTTGACCCTCACCAGATTACGCGGGCCAACGGCGTTTTTGATCTGATCCAGCGTCTTGGACATCGAGGACACGCGAGAGATGACAGCCTCAAGGCTCTCCACCTCCAATTTCGCGGCGGTCAGGCGCGCCTGCGTGTCCTGCATGAACTTGCGGATTTCATCGCCAAGGGCGGCCATGTCGTCATTTGTGCCACCCGGCCCAAAGAACTCATCGCGGATACCCGCGACCCAACCCGGCATGACATTAAGCACCTTGGCCACCGTGTCATCGGTTTCGCCACCGCAATAGCACTGCCGATCATGATCATAGACCTCGTTTAGGATATCCATGATCTCGCGCTTTTGTACCCGCGTCGGTTCACGCGGGGCCATTTCGGCAGGTGTCTTCTGCTCTGTTTTTGCTGCCATCTTTTCCACCTTTCTCTTTGCCTCACAGGTGCCGCACCGCAGTCGTTTGCCGATGTAGGACCACCCCAACCGTTGAATTTTGGACACCGCCTGACCGTGCCCGTCGCTGCCATCTCGCCCATGGCGGGCCGCGACCGTGTCCTCGCGCCCGCAATCATCGCAAATGCAGCGGTAGCGCGGTGCGCCGCGCGCATCTCGAACTGGATTAAGCGCCATAGCGGTCCCCTGTTGCACCCAACATCAGGCCGCGTCCCCGAACAGAGATGAGAGTTCGCCATCCAGCGCCTCGATCATCCGCGGGCCGTTATCCAGCACGTTGCTCCGCGCCATTTTGCGGTAGGAGCCGGCCCAGCCGCGATAGCGACAGACCTGAGAACAGGTCTGCATCGAGGCTTCGGTAAATTCGGCCATATCCCGCAGGGTGCATTCCCCGGCGCTGTCATGGATCAGCCACCAGATCTGATAGGCGATCCGCTCGATCCGGGGTGAATGTGTTTGCGCCCTCATGCTGCCCTCGCCAATTGATCCTGAAAGAACGCCGCCGCGCCGGGATCAGTGAGGATCATCAGCAAGGCAGTATGGCTGGCGGGCGCAGTGACCGCGCCCCACCAGTTGAGCGCGGTCTGAAACGACACATCGCAAAACAGCGCCACCTCGCGCGGGCTGTGAAACCGCGCGTGGAAATAGGCCGACCAAAGGTCAGGCGCGCTGATCTTCAGCGCATAAGGGTCCAACTGATTTGACCAAGACGCTTGGTCAGCTGACGTGCCAGGCTGATCGCATGGCACGTCATTATTCACGATCAGGGTTAGACGCGGGCGGCTCATGCGGCGAGATCTCCCTCGCTAGATGGCGGATTATCAGCCATGTACTTACGCAACCTCTCGGCGACGGAAAGCGTGCAGCTTTTCCCGTCCTTCAAGCGGCGATAGAGCCGACTGTTTCCAACCGCGCGACTTGTAACGGTGGCTGGTGCAACGTGCCTTTCAGCCGCATAGCACTCAATTTCAGAAATAAGCTGAGCATTCATCATGTCACCATATAGGGACTATAATCCCCACCATGCAAGGGACAATCATCTCCTATCGATAAAGGAATTGCGGGACTATTGTCTCCACATGCCTTTATCATTCCGAGAAGCGCTCAATGGGGCCATGTCAGCATCTGGGCTATCGATGCGAAAACTGGCCGAAAAGGCTGGGGTTTCGTATGAGCAGCTCAAGAAAATCAACCAGGGCAAAACCCAGAGCACCAATGCTGAAGATGCACTTCGCATAGCTGCCGCTCTTGGCATCTCACTTGAGAGCTTTATGGCTGGTGAATTCGAAGGAACGCCCACCATCGCCATCGCAGGCAAGGTAGGTGCCGGTGCTTCTGTCCCTGTATTTGACGCATATGCAAAGGGCGACGGGCCGCAGGTAATTTGCCCACCAGGACTCTCTCCCAGTGGCGTAGTCGCTGTTGAGGTTGAAGGTGATAGCATGGAGCCTGTGTATTCGGCGGGTGACCTTCTATTTTATTCGCGAAATGGTCATGACAGTGTGCCTAGTGATGTCATCGGGCATCGATGTGTGTGTGAAGATGAAGAAGGCATGGGGTGGGTAAAGCAGGTGAAAGCTGGAGATGAACCCGGCCTTTTCCATCTGATCAGCTTGAACCCAGGCGCGAACAATATCTGGAACACTCGGCTCAAGTGGGCTGCACGCGTTCGCCTACACTGGCCGTCAGACCTCGCCAGAAGGCTCTAAGCTAACTCTCATAGAAATTCTACGCTTCCCGAATCTCCCTTTGAGCAAAGGGGATGGGGCGTCGTGCGCACAATTGTGGGACAAATATCCCCATTTCTCATTGACAGGGAATATTATCCCCATCTATCAATCTCCCATCAACCGATGGAGGATTGAATGCAAGACAGACTGGAAACCGTGCTGCGGGACGCGCAGCGGATCGCAGGGTCGCCCGAGGAACACCTCGACAGCCCGCACCTGTTCACAACAGCCTGGGCAACACTAAAGGCCGCGCGCGGACAGGGCTTTGACCCGGCGCGCCTGCGAGCTGCACATCTGGTCGAGCGCCCGGCGCCGACGCCAGAGCCGACCGAGCAAGTCCTAGAGCGTGTCGGCCACAAGGTGCGCCGCGTCATGGCAGATCGCCAGATCACCCCACACGGCCCCCATGCGGCGTAAGGCGAGGCGCACCCGCAATGACAAACCCTATCTCTCAAGGCTCCGCACCCATGGCGGACGACCCCCACGGGCTCCGCCTGCCTGAGGTCACTGAACACCTGTGCCGCGTTGGAGGATTGCGCGGCGTAGCCAACACCGAGGTTTCGCACTGCTCTCGCGGTGCGGATCTGGCGCGGGCGGATCAATCCTCCAAGTTGCCCACCGCCCGCGCATCATCCACCGCGATCAACACCCTCGCGCTCTATGCCGCGACTGAGGCGCTCAGAGCGACACCGATGCATCAGAGGTCTGAGCAATTCTCAGACCTCGGCGGGCGCATCACAGCGCCCATGTCAGATGCATGGGGTTATGACGAGGCGCTCTGGCTGGTGGATCTGCTGGGCATTCATAGCACCGGCACATCCCGCCAAAGCGCGCTGAGCGATTGGATTAACACCGCCTCTGCGCGCGTACCCCGCCGCGCCAGCGATGGCCGCCCGGATTGCCCCTACAATGGCCAGCCTCTCGCACCAGCGACGCGCTGACCACCACTCACGATACAGACCCAAAGACATGATTGCTCCCGCAGCAATGAAGGATAGCATATGACCCAACAACTCATCGCGGTTGATGCTGGCGCGTTAAGTGACCTCATTGATCGCCTCATCAAGATCGAAAAGATCCTTTCAGCAGCGGAGTTGTCGCGTCGCGAAGATTGGCTTTCCATTCCGGAGGCTGCGCGCATCTTGAAATGCGACCCGTCCACTATTCGGCGCAAGATCAATAGTGGAGAACTGAAAGCCAGCGGAAGCGGCAAGACCCGTCGCGTTCAACTCAGCTGATCAGACTGTGGCAAAAAGCGAAGAGCGAAATCTCCCTGTATCAACGCTGTTCATGGCCGGTCTGTTAGCGTTGGCGAGCAAGCTCTTTCCCCGACGTGAATTCTCCGATCGATTCAGACTACGGATGCGGGAGACTATCCTCGCGCACGTGGCATTGGTATCTGGCAGCAGGCAGCCCAAAGCTGCCCCATACGCCAATTGGCTCAGCTTGCTGTGCAGAGGCAAAGCTGACGTTAGCTGCAACGCAGAAAAGTCAGCTTTGCCCATTCAGACTGGAAAGCAATTTCTCTTCCAAATCTCAAGACCCTAGGCGGTCACCTGAATCATGGCAATCTCGTCGGGCGTCAGATCATGCAGGCGATAGATCGTCTGGTTTATCAGGGTCTCCAGCGTGGTGATCTCGGTCTCAGTGGTGGTGATCGCTTCTTGCAGGCGGATCACGTCGGCCATGATGTGATCGTCTGCGGTCAGCGCCACCTTCCTCAACTCACTCGCCAGTTTCTTGCCAGTCATGCGGGCGCTGACTTCGGTTCGGCTGGCCAACACCTTCCATTGGGCGAGAATGAATGGGGCCTGTTCGGGGGGCGGGAAGATCCCTGTGATGGCGGGGATGCCGTCGATCAGGAAGCGCAGCTCGCCGCGCTCCCATTCTGCCGAAAGGGGCACGCCGGGTTTGAGGTGTTCTTCCAGCGCGGCTTGCCGGGCCTCTACCTCGCGGGCGAGGCGGTCTTTGGCCCATTTGCGGCGGTCGGTGCCGATCATGCGTTTGGGGGCCACGTCTTTAAGGTCGTCCAAATCGGGCAGATCGGGGAACAGCCAGTCGTCCGGGCGAAGTCGGATGCGGACGGACCCCATGCGGCGGGCGATATCGTCCAGCGCCTGGCGCAACTGGTCATGCAACTCTTGTAGACGTTCGGCGTCGCGGGCCAGCGCGGCGCTGTCATCGCCCTCCGCGACCGGGATCGGTAAATACTTGATGAACTGCTTGTTCGCCTCGAAATACCCGTTGTCCTTGGGCTTTGCCGTCTTGCGGAAGTAGAAATCGCATGGCTTGGCATTCAGCGCGGCCAAGGTGCCCCACAGGGACACACCCCGAGCGGGCATGATGCCGTTCACCCGGACATTGTTGATGTAGAATGCTCCCTCACAATCAGCGGAAACCTGCATCCTGTTGACGGTCTGCGCCACCATAAGCTTCGGTGCTTCTTGCTTCCCGAGGTTTTGACTGCGCCCGAACTGATACCATTCATCGTTGTCGAACTTGCTGTCTTCACGGGCGCGAAGCTCTTCCGCATGTCCCAAAAGATAGGCCCAGGCATTCGGATACTGGGTCCGCATGGTGCTGGCCGGGATCAGGCTCGGGCGATTGCCGCTCAGGCTGTAGGGGAACAGCAAGTAGGTATCCGTCTGAGGGGTTAGGTAACGGCTGGCTTCCGCCCCAGAAACCAGCGGCTTCATGATCTCGTCTTCGATTTCGACCACGCGCCCGCGCTTGGCTCCTTTCGGCGGCTTTTCCTCGTAACGGTTCGGCCCCAGCCGTTTCAGATGATAGATGTGATCGGCACTGGTGATCAATCCTTGATGAATGCCAGCGGTTAGACTCGTATCATCCAGCCGCACCCCGTTGCCCGTCAGCTTGTCGATCAGGTCGCGCTCGCCCCCGGTCACCAGCAGCCAGCGGTCGCCGAAGGTCAGGCGGTCATATGGCAAACGAATGTCGTCGGCCTCCCACGGGCTTTCGGCCACCACCCCGTTCGGGGCCTGCACCACGGCCACTTCGTCGTTCGGATGCTTGGAGAAGAACATGAGCGCGGTGTAGACCGTCGCCTCATCAAAAATCTGGTGCGAGCCGAAGTCGATCCAGCCCCAGAGGTGACGGCCAGCCTCAACCACCCCGCGCAGCCCCGCGCCGTATGCGTTCATCTGCCAGACGGACGGGGCAATGTAGCCCAAGCGGCCATCGTCGTTCAAAAGCTGAATGCCCTTTTCGATGAAAGGCAGATAGAGGTCGAAGTTGCCGGTCTGTGTGCTGTGATAGACTCCGCCTTCCTCTGGATCACGTTTCAGGAACGCGGCCATGTCGGCGTGGACCTTACGGAAATTCTGGAGCTTCACATAGGGCGGGTTGCCGACGACCGCATCGAAACCGCCGCGCTCGAATACGCCGGGAAATGCGGCCTGCCAGTCGAAGGCGTTGATCCGCTCTTTCTCGTCCTCGTTGTAAGGGGCGAGGCCGTTGTAGAACTCCGGCCCGATCAGGCTGTTTCCATCACGGATGTGGTTGTCGAGCGAGGACAACGGTTTGTCGGATCGCGCGGTATGAAGCCAGAGGGCGAGCTTGGTGATCTCGACCGATGCCGGGTTAATGTCCACGCCGTAGAGGTTGCGACGCAGGATTTCGCGCACCGCTGCGTCGGTCCAGTCTTCTTCCGCCATCTTCTGGCCTAGCTGGCGGCGCAGGTCGCGGAGCGCCTTCCATTCGTCCAGCAGGTAGGCGAGCGTCGTGATCAGGAACGCGCCAGAGCCGCAGGCCGGATCAACGATGCGGATGTCGCGCAACTCGGCCTCGTAGGCGTCAATCACTTCGAGCGTCGGCAGTTTGTTCTGTTTTTCGGACGGCCAGCCACATGCGGCTTTCAGGTCAGTCAGGCGGCGGCCCACCGTTTCATCAACGATCCGCTCTACAACCCATTCGGGCGTGTAGTAGACGCCATCACGCTTGCGCTTGCTTTCCTTGTTGACCGACTTGCGGCCTTCTTCCTCGGCTTCGAGGATTTCCAGTTCGGTGATCGACTGTTCGAAGATGCGACCGAGCGTATACAGGCCGATACTGCGCTCCGGGTCGCGCTTGGCTGAAGGCGCGTGTTCATCGTTAACCAAGCCCTCGCCCCAGCTTGAGGCATAGTTGTAGTTCGCCGACAGGTAGAGCAGCGTCAGCTTGTTGGCGGCAAGGCTGGCCTCATTCTGACCCTGCCCACGCTCGCAGAAGATGCTGTTGGGTATGTGCAGTTTTTCGAGGTCAGGATCGGGAGCGAACAGGCCGCCATTGAACTGATTGATCTTGTGATCGCCGAAGGCCCTGCCATCGTTCATTGCCGTGAAAAGACGGCGCAGCCATTGCCAGATTTCCCCGCCTTTAGGGTCGAAATACTGATCGTCGGCCTGACGGATCAGATAATCGCGCAGAAGTTGAGGCGGGAAACCCAGAGCGCGGCCCATGTCTTCGCAGAAGAACACGAAAATCGCCCGGTCGAGGATTTTCTGGGCCATTCGCACCAGACGTCCCTTGGTGCCGGGAAAACGATCCGTGTCAGGGCCGTTATGCTCCAGAATGTTGCGGTAAAGATGTTCGCGGAATTCGCGATATTCGGCGTAGAAGCGGTTCTCCAGCTCGCTTTGGCGAAACCGCTGTTGTTGGATAAGCGAGAGCAACGGGGCGCGGCCACTGTTGCCGCTGACGATCAGGGTGTCTCGGTGGAACAGGCGAGAAAACAGGAACCGGTCAAAGCGGCCTTCGTCAGTGTCGTCCAACAAGGTGGCGTGCTGGAGAAGGTCTTTCTTTTCGATTGCGAAGCCGATGTACTGCCGCTCTCCGCGATCCGCCCAATAGAGGCGGAATTCGTTCATATCGGTGACAATTGCCCAGGTCGGAAGGATCGGCTCATAACCGAACATACCTTTCCGGCTGGCATACAGATAATCAAGACCCTGCTTTACCGGCGATCTTGAATTGCCCTTTCGTTTCTGAGGAGCGTCAAGGGCGCTTTTGATGTCTTTGAACTCCACAAGCACCTGCGGAACGGCCGAGGCTTCGTCCGGAGTAAAGAAGCCGAGGGCAGCATCGGCCTCGCCCATACCGCCCCGCTGTCCAGCGCCTGCGACAGGAAATGCTGGATATAGGGTGTAGTCCGCCTCCGCACCTGCCTGACCGGCCTGCGCGTAACCCCAGGTCGCCCGGAAGAACTCTTCCAGCAAAGCCGCTTGCGCCGTGGTTTCCTTCTGAGCGGCCCGCGCGGCCCAACGCTGAAGCCGTTCAATCAGCTCGGCTTCTTCGGGGCCGTCCTTAAACGTCTCGTATTCGTGCGCCCACACGGAACGCAAAAAGGATTTTGAAATAAAGGAGTTCTGAATATCGTTCATAGAGTGGAAACCTTAACTATTGAAACGCTCTTGCTTTCGAACCATCGGGCAGCTCCGGACGTCGGAGCACTTTTTCCTTCGAAGCTGGTTTTTGCAAGCGCAACTTTTAGGAGCGGAGCTGCCTAGAGTGGGCGAATTGACACCATGTTGCGGCGCAGAGGCCCCAATCTCGGAAAAGGTCGGCTTTCTCCGTTTTAGCGCAGAAACTGTATTGCGGGAGCAGAGTTTGCAAAGTGCGCTTTCTGCGCTCAGCGGACCTTTGAGCAAGGTGCAGCATCTAGGTAGATGGATGCTCTGCCAGTAGTCATCTATATCAGGATTACGAGTCGGCGCGCAGACAGATTTCGATAGCATGTAACCAGAACCGCTAGCTTCCCACGTTTTATGGCCGATGAAACAACCGTTAATCAGCCATCAAGCCGCTTCGCTAGGTCTTCGGCGCTTTCGTTGTAGTAGGTAAGAAGTTGGTTCACGTTTCGGTGGCCCACCATCCGCGCGAGATCCATCACATCGAGTTTCTTTGCGAGTTGCGTGATGGCCCAATGCCGTGAATCGTGGAACGTGAGCCCCTCGACCGCGGCTCTATCCCTCACCTTGCGCCACAAAACGTCCAGTTGCCGCGAGTCGAGTGCGAACACGGGATCAGATTCTGGTAAACTCCCCAGCATCTCCACGGCGCGGCGTGAAAGCGGAACCTGGCGTGAGGTTCCGTTCTTGGTCATGGGCAGATCCACAACCCGGCGTTCAAGGTCGATATGCTCCCACTTCATGCCGACGATTTCCCCAGCGCGCATCGCGGTTTCTCCAGCAAACAAGAATGCATGAAACGCGCGCGCCGTCGCATTTTTGAGGTCATTGCCTGCGGAGAGCTCAAGCCGTTCCAGCTCCGCGTTCGTCGGCAAGCGATCCCGCGCAGCTGACTCTTGCGGCTTGCGCACATCGGTCAGAGGTGAATCTCCCATCAATCCCCACTCCCGCCGAGCCACGGAGAACACAGACCCCATGAGGGTCATTTCTCTCCGTACTGTCGAGGGCGCCACCTTTTGCAAACGGGCGTCACGCCAGGCGGCAAAATCTGTAGGTGAGAGTTCGGAGAGGCTCTTGTCGCCAAGATCGGATTGGCCCCATTTGTTCAAGCGAAGCGCTTCCCACTTATAGCCGCGTTTCTTCGAGCTCACCTCACGGGCATACCGCTCAAAGAGATCGCGCAACTTCATCTTGGCGGAGATCTTCGACCCGTTCAGGATCTCATATTCCTTGCGGCTGGCCCAATCTTGCGCTTCCCTCTTCGATGGGAATACCTTGCTGGCGCGCACACCCGCTCTGGCCACCTCGGCCCGCCATCCTGTCTTGGTTTTGCGAAACGTCGCCAT